ATTTGCGGCGTTGGTTGGATTAGTGACTATGGGTTTTGTGCTGTGGTTAATTGGTAAAGGTCAAGGTCGATGGTAAATGCGACTGGTGCAAACAGGTAGGATGCGGTGGATAGTGTACGATGAGCGCGGCAAGATTGTGATTATAACGCATCATCGTAGGATAGCGGAATGGGTAATAGAAAGAGGCGGCTGTGACTGATGGACTGACAGGCGTAGGTAATATGCCGTTCAATGAGGTTATGATGGCTCGTGAGCGCATTGAAAACCATCAGGCGCAACAGCAGGTACAGAAAGAGCATTTACGCGCTCACAAGCTCTCTAAGGTGCTGGAACGGCAGCAGCTTGATTTAATGCTCAGTTATGATAAGTTTGGTAAAGCTAATAGCGGCTTAAAGCCGCAGGGTAGTATCATAGATATGGAGGTCTAAATGACTGTAGCTATGGAAAAGATTTTAGCTTGGAAGATAATGCCGCGCCTGATGATGCTCGTTATGACTATAATGTATGTCCGTGTAATCGAGTGGTTTATGACTTTACCGCAAGACGCTGTAAGCACGCAAGCAACGGCTCTCACTGCAACCGTAACGGGAGCGATGACAGGAGCCTTCGCCGTGTGGTTGGGGAGTGAGCGCGAATGATGACGCTTTTAGGAAGCCTTCTCGGATTTGGCACTTCTTTTTTGCCAGAGGTCCTTAATTACTTTAGGGCAAATCAACAACACAAGCACGATTTGGAAAAAATGCAGGTCGAGATGGATCTGATGTCAAAACGTGCAGAACTTAAATTAAACATGATGGACAAGGAAGCCGACATCAAAGAGGCGGAAGGGTTGTATAGGCATGATAGCATTGATGCGGGAGGCTTTATCAACGCACTACGCGGAAGTGTGCGCCCTGTTATCACTTATTGTTTTTTTGCTCTTTTCGTTGCCATCAAAATAACGGCTTTGTTTGCTCTTATGGAGACAGGACATGACTTAGGTAGGTCCTTATCTATCCTTTGGGATAGTGAAACTTCTGCATTATTTGCGGCTATAATGAGTTTTTGGTTTGGAAACAGGGCCTTATCAAAATATATGAAGGTAAAATCATGACTTTTAAACTAAGTAGACGCAGCCTTGATAGGCTGGAAGGCATTGATGATAGGCTGCAATCAGTCGTTAAAATGGCTATCACGCTCACGAATACCGATTTCGGTGTGGTGCAGGGGATGAGAACTATTGAACAACAGAAGGAATTAGTTGCTAAAGGTGCCAGTAAAACGATGAAGTCTAAGCACCTTGAAGGTAAGGCTTTCGACATTATGGCTTTTGTGAACGGACGGGCAAGTTGGGAACTTAATTTGTACGATGACCTAGCCGATGCTATCAAAGAAGCGGCTACCGTTATAGACGTTCCCATTTGTTGGGGGGCGGCTTGGGGAACTGCTGATATGCCGTATCCTATGGACATCCGTAAGTGGGATGGCTCTATGGAAGAGGCAATGAATGCGTATATTGATTTGCGCAGATCACAGGGACGTCGTCCATTTATCGACGGCCCTCATTTTGAACTTATAGGATAGGAGTACGGCATGGCTAAGAGTGGGCGCAACGCTAGACCAGCAGAAGCTCTAAAGGGTAAACGTGAACGTCAATTACGTGAGATGCCCACGGATATTGAGAACATCATATCTAAAGTTGTAGGTCAGGACAGTTACAACCCTACAGCGGACATGGAAGACAGCGTTTTGGATAAAATCAAAAACAGGATAGATTTTAGACAAGGGACACGACAAGGTCGTAATGTTGGTCGTGGTACGATGGAGTTTTCTATGGGTGGTGACGTGCGATACAACTCTAACCGAGGAAAGACGTTCTAATGCCTACAATTATGATAAGTATTATGCCGGATGGTATTCCGGTAGATAAAATGCAGGACAGTGACGACGGTGGTCCAAGCTGCCCTTTGGCTACGCAAGATGCTGAAATTAACATGGAGGCACAAGAGATTGCTGTCATGGATGCTAACTACCGAGATCCCTCATCGGACGGTGGATTTAAGCTGACAGAAGTCTGCGGCAATTGTGGTGCATACAACCAAACGGATGATATGCTAGAGTGTATTGGTGATGAATCTGGCGATTTAGGGTACTGTCAAATGTACAAATTCATGTGTCAATCAGATCACACCTGCGATGATTGGGTAAAGGGTGGCCCAATTAAATCAATGGCAGAAGGCATGGAGCACGATATTCTTTAATGGACCTTGTTGCTTTTTCGACATATATGTATAAGCTACTACAGGAGCGCGAACAAGATATTGCAAGTGCTCTTGCACATGATGCTGCCAAAGACTGGGAGCAGTACAAACTCATGGTAGGTGAGATACGGGGCCTGACCTACGCTCGTGAGGAAATCAAAGCCCTGCTGGAGAGACACGCAGACGATGTCGAAGACCTTATATCTTCCTGAACATGTCGCGCAGAAAATGAATAAAGAAAAAGAAGCCGCGAAAGCGGAGTCTTCTTCCGTAGACAGCGCGTATGTAAACGCGCAGGATCGAGTTCTAGATCCTGCTCTTTTAGACAAACCTTTACTTGAACGTCTCCCGCAACCGACAGGTTGGCGGGTTTTAGTTATGCCTTATCAAGGCGCATCTAAGACTCAGGGCGGTATATACATACCGGACGAGGTACGGGACCGAGAAGCGGTAGCAACGGTTGTTGCATACGTTTTGAAGGTTGGACCTTTGGCTTATCAAGATCCAGACAAGTTTGGTAAGAAAGCTGAACCTTGGTGTAAAGAGGGCCAGTGGGTATGTATTGGTCGATATTCTGGGTCACGATTCAAGATTGATGGTGGAGAGGTTCGTATAATCAATGACGACGAGGTTATTGCTACGATCCATGAGCCTAACGACATCAAGCATGTTTAGGAGAAACTAATGGCGGAAGAACAAGAAGTCCTTGAGAATGAAGACGAGGGCGTAGAAGTTGAGGTAGACGCTCCTGAAGAGGAGACGAACGAAGAGCAAGCTGCGGAGTCTGATTCTGACGAACTTGATAGTTATAGCCAAAAGGTGCAAAGCCGCATCAAGAAGCTGACTGAAAAGTATCGTAAAGAAGAGCGGGATCGTGAGGAAGCTGTGCGTATGGCGCAACAGCTTTTGAATGAGAACACTCAGCTAAAGACTCGCATGCAGAACTTAGACAAAGGGTATCTGGCAGAGTATAGCACTCGGTTGGAAACTCAGATGGCTGCGGCGAAGAAGCTCTATCGTGAAGCCTATGACGGTGGCGACACGGAGAAAATGCTGGAAGCTCAAGAGGCTCTGTCTAAGATGTCGATTGAGCAAGAAAGGTTACGCTTGGCAAAGCAGCGTTCTGAACGTGCCGCACTGCCAGGACAGCAACTTCAACAACAGTTACAACCTCAACCTCAACAACAGCCTCAACCCAAACCGGATCCTAAAGCTCAGAAATGGGCAGAGAAAAACGAGTGGTTTGGCTCTGATGAGGTTATGACATACGCAGCATTTGGTATACACCGCAAGTTGGTCGAAGAAGAAGGAATTGACCCAGCAAGCGATGAATACTATACTGAAGTTGATCGTCGGATGCGTTCGGAGTTTCCGCACAAGTTCCAGACGAAGAAATCGAGCGGAGCACAGGTCGCACCTGCTGGCGCTTCGGCTACTCGCAGTACAGCAAAACAGGGGCGCAGGTCGGTTAAACTGTCACCGTCACAAATAGCGATGGCGAAACGTCTAAACGTACCGCTAGAAGAATATGCTAAATATGTGAAGGAGTAACAGATGACTGACAAAAGATCCCCGCGCTCTAGCGCAACCCGCGAAAAAGAAACGCGCAGAAAACCATGGGCACCGCCCAGTCACCTTGAAGCACCACCCGCACCTGATGGGTTTGTGCATCGTTGGATACGAGTTGCAATGCGTGGCGAGGAAGACAAAATGAATGTCAACGCCAAGCTACGTGAAGGATGGGAACCTGTCCGCAAAGATGAGTATCCAGACTATGAAGCTCCAACTATTGACGATGGTCGGTATGAGGGAGTGATTGGACAAGGTGGTCTGATGTTGTGCCGTATACCTGTTGAAACGGTGGCAGAACGAACTGCATATTACGGGGGCAGAACCCGCGAACAAATGACCGCTGTAGATCAGGACCTTATGAAGGAACAACATCCTTCGATGCCTATTAGTAATAATAGGCAAAGTCGTGTAACCTTCGGAGGCCGTGAACGCGACTCCGGATAAATTTAGAGGATTGCTACTATGGCAAACACTAACGGTGCATTCGGACTTCGTCCGATTGGCGTAGTCGGTCAGGCTGCGAACACCACAGGTGCGACCGAGTATCGTATCGCCTCTGGGAACACTAACGCGATTTACCAAGGTTCACCCGTAATCCCGCTGTCAACAGGCTTTATTGATATTGTTGGCGCGGCTGCTGGTGGAACTGTAGGTCTTGTAGGTGTTTTCGGTGGGTGCGAATACGTTTCGTCCACTACTGGTGAGAAAGTATTTTCTAACTACTGGCCTGGTTCTGGCGCGGATTCAAACCATCCCGTCAAAGCCTTCGTGTATGACAACCCGATGCAGACATTTGTTATCTGTTCAGACGCTTCATTGACTAGCGAAGCAACTGCGCGTGGACATGTGTTTGCAAACGCGAACTTTGCAGCGGGTACTTCTGGTTCAACGACCACGGGTATTTCATCTGCTAAGTTGGGTGTTAGCACAATCGCCACCACTGCTGCATTGCACTTGCGTATCATCGGCATCCAAGATGACCCTGAGAACCAAGACTTTACAGCCGCTGGTATCCCACTAATTGTTCGACTGAATAACAGCTTCAACTCACCGAATGGTGCGATTGTTGCTGGTACTCCTTCGACTACAGGCGTATAAGGAGACTAACTTATGGCTATCTCTCGCGCACAACTAGCGAAAGAGTTGGAACCAGGTCTCAACGCCCTGTTCGGTATGGAGTACAATCGGTACGAAAACCAACATGCAGAGATCTATACAACAGAATCTTCTGACCGAGCATTCGAAGAAGAGGTGATGTTGAGTGGTTTCGGAGCAGCGCCAACCAAATCGGAAGGTTCTGCTGTAAACTTTGACGACGCAAACGAAGCATACACTGCTCGTTACAACCACGAGACAATTGCGTTGGCGTTCTCGATCACAGAAGAGGCTATCGAAGATAACCTTTATGATCGTTTGGGCTCACGTTATACTCGTGCGTTGGCACGTTCTATGGCACACACAAAGCAAGTTAAGGCCGCTGCGGTTCTTAACAACGCATTTACTGCTGGCGCATCTGCTGGTGGTGACGGCGTTGCATTGTGTGACGCGTCTCACCCGCTTACAAACGGTGGTACATTTGCCAACGAACCAACAACTGCTGCGGATTTGAACGAGACATCTCTTGAAGATGCCCTTATCAACATCGCAGGTTTTGTTGACGAGCGTGGTCTAAAAGTTGCACTACGCGGCATGAAGCTCGTAATTCCACGTCAGCTTCAGTTCGTTGCAGAGCGTCTGATGGTGTCTAACCTTCGTGTTGGCACAGCGGACAACGATGTAAACGCAATCCGTTCAATGGGAATGTTGCCTGAAGGTTATGCCGTCAACGACTTCCTAACGGACCCAGATGCGTTCTTCGTTAAAACTGACGCGCCTCGTGGCTTTGTCCACTTCGAGCGGACTCCATTGTCTACAAACATGGAAGCCGACTTCGACACTGGCAACATGCGCTTTAAAGCTCGTGAACGCTACAGCTTCGGATTCTCAGATCCGCGCTGCGTTTTTGGTTCACCTGGGGCGTAAAGTGTGATATATTGAGGCAGGTATTGAATTACCTCCTCCCTGTTAGACTGGGCCACTTCGGTGGCCCTTTCTTTTTGTTTTATTTCATGTATAGTATTTGTATCCCTGACAGCTACATGGTGTGGCTGACACTAGCCAAGACAGGAGATACCCATGGCTAACACAACTTTTAGCGGTCCA